TCAAGACGCCCGACCGTTAGACTTTTGTCCGTCGCGCGTTCTCGCAGACTTCCGGACAAGGCCTCGTTTGGCCTGGGCGTTCCACGCAACGAGATTGTCGCGCGGTAGGTACAGGCGGAGGATTTGCTCGACAGATGCGGGTGAGTGGCCGGTGATCGACGCGATCTCCGGGACGGTGCATTCAAACCGGGCGAGCTGGACAACGCATGAGTGCCGAAGGGCGCGAAGGGTGAGGCTCCGGCCGCCGGCTAGACGGCGGATGCGCTGGAAAAGGTGACCCAGGCGGCTCTCTTCGTATGGCGCTCCCGTGTCTGGATTGATGAACAGATAGAGGGCGTCCGGAACGCGCGCGGCGCTGATAAGCCCGGCGCAATATTCGCTCACCGGGATCGTGACATAGCTGTCTGTCTTGGACTGGTAGAAGCGGAACGCGCCTTCGCTATCGCTGTATGAAGCGCCCAGGCGGAACATGCGAAGATCGGTGACGCGTTGACCGATCTCCCAGCCGGTGACGATCATCGCCGCCAAAGCGGGATGGCCGGCGACGGCGGAAGCCCAGGCGTAGTGATCGACGTCGGCTTGTTCCCAGATCGCCACCTTCGACTTCGGAGCCTTCACCTTGATCCGCGCCGCCGGGTTCTCTGCGATCCACTTCAGATCAACGGCGCGATCGAGGAGCATCTTCAGCACGATCTTGACGTGTCGCTTAGTGGTCGGGCGATCGTCGAAGAGGGCGAGAAAGGCCTCGACCTTGTCACGGCCAAGGCGCGCGATCGGCGGGTGACCATTGGCGGCGGACCAATCCTCGATCAGGCCCGCGTGATAGACGTAGCCCTTCTGGGTGCGAGGGCGTGTGGTCTTGAACTCGTCGGACCCCTGCCATGAGCGATTGAGCGCCGGGAAGTCGCGTCGAAGGGAAGCCGGAGCCTCCCCGACTAGACGGGCGGCCATGAGCTTGACGTAAAGGTCCGCCGCGTCCTTCTGGATACGCCCGACCTCGTCCGCGTTCTTCAGGTTCCCGGTTCTACCGCCCTCGATCGGGAGCGGGATTAGAGGAAGCCAGCCGGAGGGCCGGAGCCGCGCCGGGACTTGGAAGAACACCCGGAAGGTCCCGTTCGCGCGGGGACCGCGAAGGGTGACGTACTTTCCGAGATCGAGCTTCGCGGATGGCATTCGGGTTGACGATCCAGTCTTCAGCGGAGGCGGTGTCGAGCGGCTTGGCCCTGAGACCAAGGGCTTCGAGGACGGCGTCACGATCAAAGATCGCTTCCCGTCCCCGATCAATGGGCGGCGGCATGAGGCCGGCGCGGCGCTGGCGTATCAGCTTTCCGACGCCATAGCGCGCCAGCTCGCAAACCTCACGCGTCGTCAGGCGCGGGGGAAGGCTATCGAGGTCCACCGTCGTCCCCCTGGCGATCAAGCTCCATGGCGCGCCGGCAGACAGCAAGGATGCGGTCTATCCTCGCGTTGTGGGCGGCGCGTCTATCCTGTTCCCGGCCGCCCGGCTGGAGCGTGAACTTCTCACGCTCCAGCCATTCCAAATCTTCCCGCGTCATGGCGTTGCCGCCTCCGCCGTAGCCTGAAGACGCCAGTAGGCGACGCGGCCGGCTTCGGTCGCGCGCCAATAGGTGTCATTCACGGCGCTGTAATGAGGATCACGGGCGACGAGGCCCTTGCGCTCCAGTCGGAGCGCGACGGACCGAACGGCCTTGGTCGGTACGCCTAGCCTTTTGGCCACGCGCCACGTCCGTCCACCGTCCGCCGCGTAAATCCTGATCAGAACGGCGGCCTCGCGCTGGTCTAGAGCGGGCCGGGTCAAAGCCGATACTCCAGAACATAGCGCTTGGCCTGTTCCTTGGTCATGTCATCCCCGCTGTAGTCGTTGCGGATGGTGTCGCAGTTGACAGCGTCGATCAGCGCACAGAGCGCCTTCTTCTGGTCTTGGGTGTCGGCCTGAAGCATAGCGCTTTCATGCCTTGGCCCGGCGTCAAACAAGGCGTCGAGGGCGGCCTTCGCGGGCTCTGACTTGAGGTCCCAGGCCTTAAGTGTTCCCCACTTGAGGACGAGATAGTCCGTGCTCATGGGTCTTTCCTTTCCGGGATCGTGGTGGCCTTCGGCGTCGGAGCCGTTGGCGATGGACCGAACGGCGCGCGTGGGCGGGCCATGCGGAGAAACTGGAGCTGGGCGGCGCGGGAGATCATGAGCGCGGCTCCGGCCGGCGGTGGACCACGGTCGCCGTGAGGTACGGCTTGCGCTCCAAGACCTGTTCTGAGGGTGACCAGCTCCGCCGACCGTCGCGATCGCGGCGATCTTCATGGCGGAAGGTGCTGACTAGACGACACATGAGCGTCCAGATGCGGAGCGCCTTGGCCCGGCCGCGATCGAAGCGGCAGACCATCATGAGGTCGTAAAGCTCCGCACCGCGCACAAGCCGGCGGTTGTTCCAAGCCTTGCGGCATGGCGTCGAGCAGAACTCAGCGTTGGCGGCCGGGGATGAGCTGGCCTTGCCGCACTCCAGACAGTCGAAGAGCTTCAGCGGGGAGGGCGCTTTTTCGGGGGCGTCTAGACGGGCCATGATCACGCCGCCTTCGCTTTCAAGAGGCGGGTGTCATAGGTCGCCTTGAAGATGCCTAGGGCGCCGGTGAGAGGCATGAAGGGGAGAGGGCGAGCGTTCTGAAGAACGAAGCCGATCGGACCGACAAACCACGGCGATGCGTGGTCTTCGACCATATCGACAAGATCGGCCACGCCGACGATGCCGCCGGCTTCGCGATCGAGGTCAAAGCCCAGGGCCGCAGCCCCTTCCAAGCGCTCCAGGGTGACGGGATGGTAGCCCGTGCGGATCGCCATGGCCGCCCGCTCGTCCATCTTGCGGCTGGCGTGGATGAGAACCGGGCCACGGTGCTTGTGACGCCATGTCCGGTTCTCGACGTCCTTGACGCCGTTGACGATCAGGCGAGCCCAGGGTTGCTGAATGGATATAGCGACGTTGGGAAGGGTCATGCGGCTTGTCCGAAGAGGTCGCGTTGAATTGGCGTGAGACCGTCCAAATCGCCCCACTGACAGGCCATGGCTTGCGCCAGCCCTTCGAAGGTCTTTGACCTTATTGACCAGCGGTCGCGGCTTGGCGGGGCTCGATGGATCGCAGACCAGGCCTTGTGGGCCTCGGTACCAGGCGATGGAGGCGTGAGCCGATTGGTGGGCTTCAGCGGCGGCAAGTTGCGGAGATAGAGGCCGGTAGCCTTGAAAGCCGGATCGCCAAACCACCACGGCTGGACAGTTTGGGCGGCCGGCTGAAAATTCGTTATCCGCTCCTTGGCGTACCGGTGCATGACCGGGTTCTCAACGCAGACGCGATCAATTGGCGCATTCCAGCAGGCTGAGAATAGCGCCGCGCCGTCGTCCAGTTCTCGCCACATCTCAGCTAAGGTTCGGCCGGGAGGTGGGGTCTTCAACCAGCGAACGCCGGAGTTACAAAGGCGCGTGCAAGGTGGGTGAAGGACCGCCAATAGGTCCCATCCCTCGGTGAGGATGTGGCGCACATCACCGATGATGTGCCTGTTTGACTGATCAACCGATGGCAGAAGATCGCAGGACCAAGCGTCGTGACCTAGAGCGGCGAACGCGCGCCTAACGATGCCGCTGGTCTCACATCCGACTAAAACCCTCATAGGCGTGCGCCTTGAATGGCGTCGGCGACGACGGCGGACGGGACGAAGGCCAGGAACCGGCCGCCGCGTTCGGTGATCTCGACCACGATGGCGCGATCAGGCCCTTCGGCTTGGTCGTAGCCAATCCAGATCGGGTAGCGGTCTGGCGGAAGTAGCGGGGGCGGCGCTGGCGGCGCGCTGGGCGCGGACGTCGTGACGACGGGCATGATCAGCCCTCCTTGGAGTAGATGAGATGAAGGGGAACCGTGGCGTCGAGGGCCGCGCGCAGGCGCTCGAAGACATCGGCGGTGAGGGGCAACAGCAGCCACGCGACGAGGTCGCCATAGCTGTCACTGTCTGAGACCTTGCGGATCGCGATGGCCGCTCCGCTGGGTTCGGCTTCTCGCTCGACCCATGCCGCTCTGAGCTGGATCGGCGATGCGCCGCGAAGGGTGTGAATGCGCCGGGCGGCGGCGCGGAGGCTGTCAAAGCCTTGGACCTGTTGGTCCTCAGTCATGAGGTAGTAGGCGCTCACGATCGCGCCCCCAGCTTCTGGCCAGGCCGCGAGAAGACCCAGCACTTCACCGTTTTCTGATCGATCGTGGATCGGACGGCGCGGTAGTCGACGAACTTCCGGCTCTTGCTGGTCGGGAGAACCTTCTTGAGGTCTGCCATAGGCGGCGCTTCGAGGCGGCGCGCGGCGAGCTTGGAAAGGAAGTGAGGGAGGGAAACGGCGATCAATTCGCTCTTGGCGGCATGATCGACGCCGCCGCCTTCGGCCTCATCTTCGAGGTAGTCGAAGAGTTCCCAGAAGGACTGGACCAAGGGGTGATCGGCGTTGATCGCCCGTTGGCGTTCGGCCGCCATTTCGTGGATGAGATCGACGGTCGCCTGATTGCGCTCCGCGCCCAGCGGAACAACGTGCTCCAGGGCGTCCACCAGGGCGCAAAGCTGGGCGTGGTTCTTGGCCAGACGTTGGCTCTTCACGTCGGGCGAGCGCTGGATTTCCGCCTCATGGTAGGCGTAGCGGTCGCGGAAGGTCGCCATAACCTTCGCCTCCGCCTTGACCGCCTCGATCAGGAAGCCGGAGACGTTCTCGACCGGCGTCCGCTCCAAGGTCTGGGCGGCTTCCTTGGTCTCTTTGGTGTGGCCCTTGACCGTGAAATGAAGGTGGCAAATCCGCTGAAGGACGGCGTCTGAGGCGTCGACGGCGAAGTTCTGAGTGATGACGATCGCGCCACGGAATGGCGGCTCGCGCGTCTCGTTGCCGCCGTTCTTGACGCCGGTCGATCGCACGGATCGGCCGTTGTAAGCGGTCTTCAGCTCGTCCCAATCGAACTTCTTGGAATGGGCGGTGTCGTCGCCACGATCGCTCTCGATCAAGACGACGGGCATGTTCGCCACCTGGGCGAAGTTGCGGGCGCGGGCGGCCGCGGTGCTTTTCGAGGGGTCGAACCCTTCGTAGTCTGGGCGGCCGAAGAGCTTCCAAAGGAACTCGACGAGCGTGGACTTACCGGCGCCCGGATCGCCGACGATTTCGAGGAACGGGAAGCTCTTCTCCGCCTCGCGGATTTGTTCGGCGAAGAGGCTTCCAAACCAAAACGCCAGGGCGACTACGCCCTTCGCGCCGTAGCATTTCCAGATGAGATCAACCCAGGACTTGTCGAGGCCTTCGCTCCCGGCCGGCGTGATGTCGAGCGAAACGCTCCGGCCGATGCTCTTGAGCGAGAGCTTCCCCAGGTCGAAGAAGTCCTCATCGTTCTGGGTATGAACAACGCCGTCTTTCACGGCGTAGTCGCCCAGGACGTAGGCGCGATGTTCCTTGCTGTAGCCGATGAAGTCGATCGTCTCGACCGTCTTGATCTTGGCGAGCTGGACCTTCATGAGCCGGTCGAGCTGGCCCGTCGAACCGGTCCACACCGCGCCAGGCGCGATCGAGAGAAGGCGCTTCTTGAACTCCGCGCCGCCCGCCAGTGTCCCGCCCGTGAAGGTGTTCTTGATCGAGGCCCCGTCATGCGGGAAGTCGATCCGGAAATAGTACCAGCTCTCATCCGTGACCGGGTTGGCTTGGTAGTAGAGAGCGGTCGGGACGCAGTTGGCGATTTCGACGACGTCGGCGGCCTCGCGCACCGCCAGCTCTTCAGCCTCGTCGGGGTCCATCCCGTTCTTGATCAGCTCCGAGCGCTTGTTGCTGATCAGCGAGCCGTCGAACTTCGCCCACCACATGCGCCCTTCGAAGTCGAAGGGGAAGGTCGCCCACTTGTGGCGGTCGTAGAGGAGGAGCGCCTTCTCGACCTGGGTCGCGGCGAGCAAAACCTCGCCGTGCCACAGGTAGTCTTCGATCGCCTTCTCGCCCAGGCGGTCGCGAAGGTGCAGATCGTTCCAATCGACCTTTCGCGCGCCTTCCTGGGGGATTTGAGCGGCGGCGCACGTCCAGCCCGCGACACGGGCGTCTTTGACCCAGCGCTTCAAGTAGCCGATGCCGGCCTTGTCGCTATCGAGCGCCCAGATCAGGCGCGGCCGGCGAGGAAGGTCCGCCGTGGCGCGCTGGAGCGCCGCCAGGGCCTCGCGCGGGTAGTTGTTGCAGGAGAGAAGGGCGGCGGCCTTATAGCCGTGCTGGCGGAGCGACAGGGCGTCGAAGATGCCTTCAACAAGCCAGATGTCATCGGCGGTCGCCAGATCATCGGCCGGGGTCCACCAGTGGCCGGCGTAGCTCTTGCCGTAGGCGAACCGGGCCTTCTTCTTGCCAAAGCGCGCCGGCTGATCGATCAGCCGTTCCCACCAGCCGCCGCCAGGGAGGGGAAAGCGCACGGTGGCGGTCCCCTGCCTGATCTCAGGATCGAAGTAGTTCTCTTGGGTGTAGAGGCCGCGAAGGCCGATCAGTGTGAAGCCGCGCGCGTGGTGAAGGTAGGCGTCTGCCGCCGCGTTGGGGTCCTTCTCGGTGGCCTTATAGCGGTCGGACCACTTCTCGAAGAGGTCCGAATAGAGGTCTTTGACGTGCCGCTCATAGCCGCACTTCGACATGCGACCGCACCGGACAACCCAGGGCTTGTCCTTGCGGGTCCAGAGTTCACGCTTCGAGCACTGAGGACACTTCCCCTCGCGGAGGTAGTCGCCGCGATCCTTGAACGCGAAATCGCCGTCTAGTCGCTTCAGGACATCATCTAGCAGGTCAGAACGCATGGAAGGCTTTCGGCAAGGCGAGGGCGTGTCCCGCGCCTGGGGAGGCGCGGGCGGTAAGCGGTTCACAGTCGGGTGAGCGGAGGCGGACTAGGCCCGCCCGATCAGTCGGGCGGGTGGCCTATCCACCAAAGGCAACAAGCGCCCATGCCAGCGATGGCCAGCAGGAAACAGATGAAGTAGCCGAGGACGGTGAGAGCGCCAGCGAGGTCCATCACAGGTACCCCGCGAACTGGAGATAGATCAGGGCGCCCATGACATAGGAGCCGATCAGGGCCACGGCCCACCAAAGCGAAATGGAGAGCGCAAGGGTGAAGGCAAGCATGATCAGCTCGCCCATGGCGTCGAGAAACCGCCTCATCGAACAAAGTCCAGCAAAGGCATGTCGGACGGCGAAACGTCGAGATTGCGCCGCCCTTCGCCGCGCGCGTCATTGGCCACCGCGACAATCTCGCTCAGGGGCGCGATGATCGTCCGAAGGAACGAGATCGAGGCGACGAACTCATGCTGACAGGCCTCATTCCGGCATTGGAAGTAGGCCTCGCGATAGTCCTTGGTCACCTCGCGCGATGTCCTGATCTTAGCCAGGGAGCCGCACACGTTACAGCGCGCGCTAATGTGGCTGGAAATCCGCTTCAACGCTTTCCTCCCCCCAGCTTGTGGGCCACGTCCGTCAAGGCCCCGATGGCCTCTTCGGTCTCTTTCAGAGCCACCATGCGATCCCGCTCGCTCGCGCCCGGCTGAGAGGCCACGATCAGGGCGGCCATGGCCTCCCCGCCTTCCTTGGCGGCCGTGGCGGTCGCGGAGGCGATTTGATTGGCGTCGGCGAGTTCGGACGCCTCGCGATCGAGCATGAGCGCATAGACCGCCATGATCGGCGCATCACCGCCGCCAGACGCGCGATAGGCGGCGTCTAGACGGAAGGCGTCTTCGATCGAGGGCGTCGCGCCGGTGTCGGGGTCTGACCAATTGCGAACGGTGCGCTCAGCGCGGCCGGTGGCGTTGGCGCATCCCGCCCAGCCGATCCGGCCGGCGATGCGTGTGACGGCGTCATAGAAGCTGACGGGCGGGCGGAGCTTGGTCACGCGACCTCGCGTTGCAAAACGGGAAGGTTACCGCACACGACGTGGCGGCGGCGGTGCGCTACGAACGAGACAGGCGAGGACTGGCCTCGATCACCGCGAGCGACCTGAAATGATTTGGAAGCGCCCCCCAGCGTCATCGCGCTATGCCTCCCCGCCCTTGATGCCAAGAGCGACGGCGATGGCGTGGCTTGAGCCGCGCAAACAGGCGCGCCGGCCCGCAAGAACTTGGTGGACAAGGTTGACATCGAAGCCGCGCTCGCGCGCCCAGGCGGAGACGTTGACGCCGTTGCTGATCAGATGATCCCGCACGTTGGCGGCTTTCTTCTTGACTGCCGCAACGTGAGGCGGTTCGCCGCGAGCGGTTCGCTTTTGAAGTGTCGAGACGGAACGCGGCATGTGTGCAATGTTTCGTTTGTCAGAACTCGTACAAAGGTACGCACGAACGTGCATATCGTCAACCTCGAATTACGCACGGATGAGCGCATTCGTGGCGACATGGGTGAGCGCCTTCGCGAAGAGCGTAAGCGTCTCGGCCTTTCACAGACCGAAATGGCGCTGATTGCTGGGGGTAGTTTGCGCGCCCAGCAGACCTATGAGGCCGGTAAGCGTACGCCAACGGCTGAGTATCTGGCGGCCCTTGTGGCGAGAGGGGTGGACGTTACCTTCGTCCTTACCGGCGCTCGCAAAGACCGTGATGAAACCATCGACAGTCTCGAAGCCGCACTTTTGTGCGCCTTTCGCGCGCTCGGATCGACCGCGAAAGCTGCGATCGTGCATATCGCTGAGATGGCGGCTCTTGGAGAGGCCAAGGCCCGCGAAGGTTGA